GCCGGTCTGCCCGGCACCCTGAGCCCTTGGCCACAGGTGGGTAGCGGTTTCGCGCAGCGATTCCGCCCATTCGAGGGGAGACAGCGGGGTCTTGCCGTCCTTCCCGTACACGACTTCGCCGGCACGGTCGGTGGCAACGGGTTCGCCGTCTTCGCTCAGTTTGAAGGTGCCGCGGGCGCGGAGGATGATGTCCTCGGCAGCCTCGGGCAGCGCGCCAGCCTTGATGGCGGCAGCGCGGATGGAGTCGGCCAGTACCTTGTCGCTGTACTTGGCGGCGAAGGCCTCGGCCTTGTCCGCACGCACGTTGGCGGCCTTGACCTGCTTGTCCAGGTCGGTGCGCAGGCGCTCGGTGCGGCGGTTGATGACCTCGTCCAGCTTGCCCTCGGCGATCAGCTTGGTCTCTTCGTCCTGGCCGGCCTTGGCCAGCAGGCCCTTGACCGCTTCGATATCGAGGCCTTCGAATTTGCCCTTGAGGCCGTCCAGCTCGGTCTTGATAGTCTTGTTGGAGTCGATCAACTCCCGGTTCTTGGACTTCAGGCCCGAGACCTCCCCATCCAAGAATTTCTGTACCTCGCCGCCCAGCGCAGCCTTCAGCGCGGCGGTTTGGGTCTCGTCGAGGGTGAGGCCGTGGGCGGCCGGGTCGAAGTCAAAAGGCATGTGGCTATCTCCTGGGGATTGGGTGGGCCCGCCTGGCGGGCACTGGAAATCCTCAATATCACTGAGGCGGTATTTTTACTTGAAATACTGTACTGATACTGTATTATCGCTCTACCAATACACAACAAGGAAATCGAAATGTCTCTTCCGCATCCCACTAGCCCCAAGTTCCCTGCAGCATTGAAAGCAGCTCGCGAAGCTAAGGGGCTCTCTTACACCGAGGTGGCCAAGGCCATCGGCATCAACCCAGCGATGCCTTCCCGATACGAGAACGCCGAGCATTCGTGCTTTTGTGCACCTCGTGAGTCCACCTGGGAGAAACTCGACGCACTTCTCTTTGGTAGCGGAGTGGGCTTGCAGAAACGCAAAAATGCGCAGATTGGAGACGTCTCGCTTGCTGAAGCCACCGTTGAGCAGATCATCCAAGAACTCAAGGCTCGCGGCGCCAGCTCGGTAACGATCAACTACTGATGCGAGAGAAGACGGGCAGGACGCCTATTGCTACATCCCTGCCCGTTCAAACGCCAACGGCTCCAGCTCCTTAAGCTGGTCCAGCGTCAGCGGCTTGAAGTTCTTGTCCAACTGGAGCGCGGCGAAACGCTCGGCAGTCAGTCCGCCATCGCGAAACAGCTTGCCGCGCACCGGCCCCAGCGCGGCGTCTTGGAAAGCCGCTGGCTGAGTTTTGAGCCACTGGTAGTAGCTGAGGCTGGCTGAGACCTGTCCGCCGCCATCCGCGTCCACGGCTGCCCTTGTGGCCCCTTGACCGAACAGCGCCGACAACCTGGTGATCGGCGTGATGGTGGTTCGGCAGTGGATGTGGAACGGGGGCACTGGCCCCTTGCCCATCTCGTATTCGCGGCCGTCCAGGCTCCTGCACTGCACGCTGGTTTTTCGGTCCAGGGTGGCGACGATCCGATAGCCCGGCACCACCTCGGCATTAGCCTTGAGCGTTTCCATACGCGCCGTTGTGGCTACATGCTGGACTGCGGTCTGGACGACTGCCCGGGCGGTTCGGTTCGTGACCGCCAGCACGCCGTCTGTGAAATTCTGCGCGGCGGTGCCGCGTATGGCCTGGGTTATTTCGGCGTTGGTCTGGCCCTGCACGACGCCCATCCGGATAGCGTTGGTTACCCGGTCCGACTCGGTGCGGGTCCAGCCGCTCAGGAAGGGGTTCAGCAGCTTTCCGCCGTCTACGCCAGCCACCTGCAGGGGCTGCGTGTTGATCGCCGCCCTGAGCAGCGAGTCTGCCGGCATAACCGCATCGATCAGCAGCGCCTTGGCCAGACTGCGGCCCTCGAACGCTGCCTCGTACTGCGCGATGTCCACCAGATCGGACTGCATCCGGTCGCTGAAGGCCTTGTAGATATCGAGCAACTTGCCCCCTACCCGCCCCAGGAACTCTTCCAGCCGGCTCCGGCCGTAGGTGGTCAGCTCCCTCCGGGTGAGCTGGTCGCGGACATGGCTGTCAGCCCGGCGCAGGTATGTTTCGAACTTCTTGACCTCGCCGGCTTTGAGCCGCTCAAGCAGTACCGAGTGGCGGCTTATCTGCTCCAGCAGCTTCTCGTCCGCTGCCTGCTCCGGTTTCTTCGCCATCATCTTTGTCCAAGTTGACGCCGCCTGCGCCGTGGTCGTCGCCGATCAGTTGGGCCTCTTCGTCGTACGGATGCTCAGGCAGCTTGCCGGTGGTGAGGTACTGCCAGTAGGTCTCGGCGCTGATGGTGCCGGCCATGACGCTCTTCTGCAGCTCGGCCAGCACCTGGGCATCGACATCAGGGATCACGAACTCAGGCTTGACCGTGAAGACCACCTCGTCAGCGTTGAAGCCGGTCCACTCTGCGGCGTACCGCAGGGCCTGCTCGATGGCCTCTGCGGCGGTAATTACGATGCTGTGCAGCGTGGCGTGCTGGTCGTTCTGGCGGGTTTTGCGGGCCTCGCCCGATTCGGTACCCGAGACGTCCATGACCTTGGCGCCAGCTTCAAGGGCGGCGTTCTTCTGATCTTCCATGGCGGTGCGAACAGCCTGGATACCGGCGCCCTGGAACTCCAGGTAGCCACACGCCCCATTGGGGCCAAGGTCCCAAGCTGCCGATGGCCCAGTGACGCTGAGCTCAACGCTCTCATCCAAGCCGGACACCCACGGCTGCGGGTGACTGGTCTGATGCAGTGCGGTGAAGTAGTCAGCGCTGAGCTGGTAGGACTTCAGGGCTGCCCGGGCCATGGTCAGTAGCGGGATCTCGTCCACGTCCGGCGAGTTGTCGGTAGAGCCGCAGTAGATGACCGGGATGTAGCCCAGGCCGCGCACTAGGTTGTTGCTGCCGTCGACGGCGCCCAGCGGACGGTCGTCCTCGATCAGCTCGCCGGCCTCATTGCGTACACCTGTGCGGCAGACCGCACCGTCCATGTAGAACTCACGGTACACCGTCTCGCACTCGTGACTGTAGCGGTCCTGCTCCTTGCGCCTGAATTCACGGAAAACCGACAGCACCAAGTCCTGCCGACCGCCTTGGTCGGCAGTGTCCCAGTTGATGGCGTTGCGCACCGCGTAGGTCGCGAAGTACGGCTGGCCCGCGTCATCGATGTTGACCACCAGCGGCACGCGACCATGGGAGATGGCCTGGCGCACGATCCGCAGGAACAGCTGGGTCAGACCGAAGCCATCGGCCGTGGCGTTGTCCTCCAGCCCCTTCAACCCCGTGGGTAGCTTCACCTCGGGTATTAGCCGTGATACCAGGCCCATCATCGAGCGCAGCGAATCCCGTACCCAGTGCTCGTACTGAGCCCGGGCGGTGTAGTTGAGGTACAGATAGGCATTGCCGGCGCCGTCAAGCTTCTCGGCCTCGGTCATGCCGCTCGGCTTGGGCAGGTTGCGCGGACTGCGCTTGATGGCGCCCTCGCCTTCCAGGGCGTCGTCCATCATCCGCCACTCTTCGATGTGAGCGTCGTAGTCTGGGTTGGTGGATTGAACAGGCATTACGCCAAACCTCCGATGCGGCGAGTGCCGGCGGACTGAGTCTTGATCGGGAACCGCTTGGCGATGAAGTAGCCGGCGGCGTCGTTCATGTGGTCGTGCCCCTTCTTGGGGTCCTTGTCCGGCTCGCCCTTGTCGGTGTACGTCTGCCGCTCCAGGCACTGGGTGAGCTGCGGGCACTGGTCAATGTTGACCTTCATGCGCCGCTCTCCGTAGGTGTTGAGGAACATGGCGTTGACCGCGTTGATGCGGTCCTTCACGCCGGGGTTCTGCGAGTCAACCACGACGGTGAAGCCGGCCTTCTTGAGCAGCGACAGATCCGACTCGCTGGCGTTCTTGCTGCTGGTGTTCTGGCCGCTGGCGTCCGGGTACACGGAAACGCTGTGACCAGAGAATCGAACCTTGATTTTCTCGATCATCTCCGGCGTGTCGCGCACTGAATGGAACTCATCCAGCGCCATCGGCAAGCCGTCACGGACCACATACACGACGGCGGCCATCTTCATGACGTTGAAGTCCATGCCGATGTGTATGGCCTCGCCTGGCTTGATCCGCTCGCTCGTGCGGCACTCCGCGCGGTCGAAGGTGTAGTAGACGACGCCGGCATAGTTCTCGAACCCGGCCTCGTATTCCTGCCGGAAGGTTCGCGGGTCCATCTTTCGGCGTGCGGCATCCAGCTCCTCGGCCGGAACGTTGCCGCCCTGCAGGGACGTGTATTGCCAACTCTTGTGGTCTGGTTCCCCGCCCGGCTGCCCGTCGCGGTATGTGTCGTAGCAGTGATTGAAACCTTTCGGAGTGCCGATTCGCAGAGCATGCCCGCCTTTGCGCGACTCTCCGGTCTGGGGAATCGTGTACTGGCAGGTCGAGAGCATCGGTCTGAGCACTTCTTCCCAGGCTGCCCACGGGCAGTCCGCCCACTCGTCCACCAGGACGAAGAACAAACCTGAGCCCCGCAGGTTGTCGTAGTTGTCCAGGCCGACAACACGCATGATGTGACCGGACTTGAGGGTGATCGAGCACTCGGTCTCGTTCGGCCGAGCTGCGCGCCATGCCTCAGGGATTGCCTGCTTCAATCGGCGCCAGAAAACCCGCTTAGCCTGCTTGAACGTCGGCGCGCCATACCAGATCTCATCCTCGACACTCACGCCCCACTCCGCAGCCAGCC